AAAAATTTTATTATCTTGATTATGATTTAATTGGTTATAGTGATACAATATTAAATCAAAGTTTTAACTCAGAAAGAAATTCTTTTACATATAATAAAAATAATACTAATATAATTAATACTTATGAAAATATATTACCATATACAGGTAGTACAACAAATGACATTGTTTCAACTTTAATACATTCAGATTATGCTAGATTAGATTATAAAAAATTTTCTGATACAGATTGTATTTTTTGTAAAACATTTGATTTACCAGACTTAACAACTGAAATTGGGTGTGAAAATAATTTAGGAGTTAGGCAATATTTTAGGGATATTTTTAATAGTGAATTAAATAGTATAATTCCAGAAGATTTAAGAAATTTAAATGGTACTCCTTTAAATTCTTTAAATGCCTATCAATATTCTAAAATAAAAATATTTAAAGATGGAACTGATATTTATCTATTTGGCTCAACATACTATTATGGTTGGGATGATTCTCAATATTACACATATTTAATTTTTTGGTATAAGAAAAATAATGAAACTGTTGTTAGACTATCTAATCCTGAATTAGTATATGGGAAATATATATTAGTATACCCTAAAGTTTTAGATATGAAATTTATTATTGAAGATGGTATAAAAAAACTAGTATTTTTTTCAACAGTTAGTGCTGAAAATACAGAAGTTATTACCTATTATTCTTATTTGTGGGTTGATGGCATATATCAAACAAAATTAATAGATAATTATTTTCCAGGTGTTCCTGCTTTTGTATTTAGTTATAGTAATATAATTGATAATTATCAAGTAAAATAGAAAAAGTTATAATTTTTTAAAAGTTTTTTATATTATATATAATGAGATGGTAAATAATGTTTGAAGAAAAAGAAGATTTAACATGTGATGATTTAATATCTTTAACTGCTAGTAGTAATTATTATACTGTATTTCTTGATGAAGAAATATTAGACCCTGATCACTATAGATCGTTTTTTAATTTATTACAAAGGGTTGGTTCTAATGATATAGTTGGTATAGTTATTAATACATGTGGTGGCAATGCTAATACTGCTATGCAGCTTATAAATGCAATTGTTAGTTGTCCAGCTCATTGTATAGCATTGGTATATTCAGCTCATAGTGCAGGTGCTATGATTGCATTAGCATGTGATGAAATAAAATCCACTTTATTTTGTAGTATGATGTTTCATACTACATCATGGAGTAGTATTAATGGTAAAGTTAATGAAGTAGGTTCATTATCTAAATTTATTGAAAAGTGGGATGTTGAAATTGTTAAGACTTTATACAGTGGGTTTTTAACTGATAAGGAAATAGAAAAGATTATTTCTGGTGGTGATGTTTGGTTAAATGAAGTTAGTGTAATTAAAAGAATTAAAACATGGAAACCATTTAAAAAAATTGTTAATCAAAGGGAGTAAATTATGGAAAGAAGTATTAGTGTAATTATACTTTGTTCATTGATAATAGGAGTATCAAATATATTGTTTGGACTTTTAATGCGGGATTTTTATTTTATATTTGCTGGTGCAAGTTTGTTTATCGGTTCTGGATTATGGATAAGAGAGTTCAAGGAATAATAAAATGAAAATGCAAATTAATTTTGAAACTTCAACAGAAAGTGACAGTTATTTTGATGATAAAATACTATTTGATAAAATGTTAAATGTTGAAAAATATGAAAGAGCTTTATTTGAAATTCAACAGGAATTAAGACAGATAGTTAAATATAAATTATGTGAAGAAAATGTTAATGCTGAAAAACTTTTAACAGATTTTTATTATGACAGATTGCCTGAATTATTAAATGGAATAAATTTAGATGATTAAATATTTTATTGGTATTGATCCAGGTAAACAAGGAGGTATTGTTTGTTTAGATAATGAAAATAATATTTTATCTTATTTTTTTATTCCAAAAATAAAAAATGAAATCGATATTAGGAAATTATCTGAAATATTTTATAAATATGATAAAAATAATTCTATGGTTTTTATAGAACATGTTCATGCATTATATGGTAGCTCTGCTGGTGCAACATTTGATTTTGGTTACACATGTGGTATGCTAGAGGGTATTGTTTCAGCATTAGGATTCTCTTATATTATGGTAAAATCAAGTGAATGGCAAAAAGAAATGTTTCAGGGAGTAAATCCTATATATAAGCCTACTTTAAAAAAGGGTAAAGGTAAACTCGAAACAAAAAAGATGGCAGAAATAGCATATAAGAGGTTATATCCATATATTGATTTATATATAACTGAAAATGGAAATAAAAGTAAAAATGTACATGATGGTATTGTAGATGCTCTATTAATATCTTCTTATGGATTAAGAAAATTTTTTAAATAATATTTTTATTTTTATATTATATATAATAAGAGAATAGTTTGAGACCTGTAGAATGTAAAAAATGTGGACACTCATTTATTAACAACGATGATAATAAAATAAATATTATTTGTCCATCTTGTAATATAGACTATTGTAATAAAAATGATACTGAAAGAAATTTATTTAAAATTCAAGAATTTTATATTGACAAAAGAATATCTAAAGATGTTTTTATATCAAAAATATATGATATATTAATTGAATACACTAAATCACTTATACTAAAATCTTTTCGATTTAGATTAAGACAACCAGAAGATTTAGAGTACTATGCAAGACAAGCAGTACATTATAGTTTGATATATTTTTTAGAAGATGATACTTTTCATATTGTTTCTAGTTTTTCTGGAATGATATTTCATAAAATAAGACAAGCATTAAATGAAAAAGAAATACATGATTGTGCAGAATTAACACTTGATTTTTTATTTGATGATGAACATAAAGTTGAATATGAAGATACTGCTAAAGATGTATTATCTGAAATAGAAGATTATGAAGATAAATATATTCTTTTTAAATATATAAAAAATCTTATATTTGCAATGGATAATATTTGTAATGATAAAAGAGAAAATTTTATTAGACTTATGGCAATACATCATTATATAAAATATGGTGAAAAGAAAGTTGATGAACTATTTAAAAACTATTCACATTATGGTAAAATAAAATATGAGGAAACTTTACGTTTATTACATAAGGAATTAAAAAGATTGTATAATGAAAATAATTAAATATTTTAGGAGATATGAAAAATGGAAAAGAATTTACATATTACTATTTGTGATATTTGTAATAGATGGGCATATTATAAATATGATGATTTGAGAAATTATGGATGGACTAAATATAAATATAAAAAAGAATGGCGTGAAGGTATACATAGAGGAGAATATGATTTAGAATTTACTGTATGTGATAAATGTGATAAGGGTAAAGGTATAAGATTTTTATTCTATAAAATTAAATACTTATTATTTATTAGATAAATAATTTTATTTAATATATGGAGAATAAAATGAAAACAATTAAATATTTCTAGGAGAAAAAATTATGATGAAAATGAATACAAAAATGTTTTGTCCTTTTTGTAAAGAAAAAGTAGAACCATTATATAAAATAGGTGGTTATATTTGTAGTGTATGTAGAAGGGTTTTAATATCTTCTGATGATGATTGTGACTGTGATGAAAAATGTAATATCTGTAATTGTAAATAAATATGTATAAAAATTTAATAATTGATAGTAATAATCTTTTTTGGAGGAGCTGGTTCAATAATACTACTGAGTGCGTATTGGGTGATACCTCTATATATAATGGTGGTATAGAATTATTTATTGAAAAAATAAAACAATTAAAAAAACAATTTTTATATAATGAAGGTAAAACATATTTATTATTTGATAATCCAGAGTCTACTGTTAAGATGAGAAAACTTATAGATGATGCTTATAAGTCTCATAGATTAAATAATAAGTATAGTAAAGAAATAAATAGATCAATTCAATATCTTAAAGAAATTTTAAGAAATTATTTTGATAATACTTATATTATATATATAGATGCATGTGAAGCAGATGATTTAGTACCACTTGTTTTAAATTTATGTAAAGAAAAAACTTTAGTGATAAGTGCAGATTTAGATTGGAGCCGAAATATAGAAAGGGATTCAGGAAAACAAATTGATTGGTTCAACTATAAAAAGGTTTATGATTTAGAAGAATTTAAAAATGAATTTGGTTTTTATCCCAATGGTAACAGAATAAAACTTTATAAATCTATAAGGGGTGATAACTCAGACAATATAGAAAATGCAGTACCATATTTACCAGAAAAGATTTTATTATATATTATAGAAAATTTTCATGATGTACCCATAGAAAAGTTATTAAATAAAATATTACAAGATACTACAATATCACAAAAGTGGAAAATAGAATTAAAGAATTGTGAAAACGATATTCGTAAAAATTATACCCTTGTGGATTTTATAGATATTGATGCAGATATAAAAGAACACATGTTTGAGTGTAAAAAGAATAAAACATTAGCAAGGGTATGGTTTAAAATTATAGGATTAAACTTATCACCTTGGATGATAGATACAAAAACCGGAGTAGACTTTTTATCAACAAAAACTTTTAGGAAAAATAAAAATGCAAGAAAATAAAGAGGTTATTTTAATGGAGGATAAAGTATTGGAAATATTAAATAATAAGAATCTTGAAACTCTACAAGAAATAATAGATGCTATTAAGTTTAGGGAAACCTTTTCTAGTATAGATTGTTTTAGGTTTGTACATGTTGATTTTGATTCAGGCACTAGCCCTTTATCTGATTTAGGAAATGATTGTTTAGGAGTACAATGTAATTTTCAATTTATGCGTTTTAAACTAACTTCTTTTATAGAAGCTATTAAAAGATGTGATTCATTGAAAAAAATATTAATAGATGAATTGATTGTTAAGGAAAAATAAAAATGCAAGAAAAAGAGATATGGAAAGATATTAAAGGATTTGAGGGTTGTTATCAAGTTTCAAATTTAGGGCAAGTTAAAAGTATTCCTAAATATTTAAAAACTGAATTAGGATTTATACCTGAAAGAGAAGAAAAAATCCTAAAACCTGTGTTTTTGATAGATGGTCATTTACAAGTACATTTATATAGAACAATAAAAAAAGGAACTCTTAAAAGAAGACCTTTAATACACCAATTAGTTGCAGAGGCTTTTAATTTAGAAAAATTAAATAAAAATGATTGTAATATTTTTCATATAGATGGAAATAAGGAAAATAATAATATAAATAATTTAATGTACGCTACTGGAACTAATATTAGAAATATTCGAGGTAAAGCAGTTTTGAAATTAAATGAAAATGGTGAAATAATAAAAGAATATTATAGTATTAAACATGCAGCAGATGATAACAATATTCATCGTGAGCGTGTTAAAAATCTATGTACTGGTTTTACTAAAAAAAATAAAAAGGGTTTTATTTTTAAATATAAGGAAAAATAAAAATGCAAGAAAGTGATAAACCACTACAGTTAAAACCTTTTGAACTTTTCATAGAATCTGAACAGAAATACATTGCATATCTATTTAAAGTAGATAGTCAAGACTGTATAGATTTTGACGATAAATTTTTTCTTAATTCGGATTTAAAGATAATATTTAAGTCTATAAAACAATTATCTTTAGATAGTATAAAAATTGAAATTGATATTTTGTTTGATAGAATAAAACAGATTACACAAAATATTAAAATAGAAGATATTAAACTTATAATAGATAGTTATAATGATTTTGAAAATATAGAAATTGTTAAAAAGAGAATTAAAGAAAATTACCTTAAACAAAATAGTACAAAACAAATACTTGAAAAGATTTTATCACAAACAACAAATTCTGGTGATTTAGATTTTAATAAATTAAAAAACTTTCAAAATGATTTATCTGATATTATATTAGAAGTTGAAAACGATAATTATGATTTATTAACATTTGAACAGATAATTGAAACTAAATATAAACAATTATTACAAAATAGAAATGAAGGTATAGGTAAAAGAACATTAGGATTAAGTTATCTTGATAAGTATATTACATATCCTGCTGAACCTGGCGATATAACTACAATAGCTATGAGGAAGGGGGAAGGAAAAACTTTAACCGCACTTAATATAGTTAATGCTTTAATAAATATTGACATACCTGTAGTTTATTTTTGTTTAGATATGGGTTATGTGACTGTAATGGATAGACTTGTTTGTATAAGAGGTGCATTATCTAATAATGAATTGTTGCAAGAAAATAAAAATGATTCTCTAATTAAAAAAATAGAGAGTGAATTACACAGACTTTTGAAGATTAAAAATTTTATTATATACCCTGAAGGAACGATTTCATTAAAAGACTTTGAAGCATATATTTTAAAAATAAAAAAAATATTTAGACAAAATGGAACATTCAAAAATGATGATGAATATTTTATTTGTGTGTTTGATACTATAGATATGGTAGAGGATTTTTCTGGTGCTGATCCTTATAAAATTAAAGAGCACATAAATAGGTTATCCACTATATTAAAAAAACATGGATTACATGCTATAAATTTAAATCAAATAAATGAAAATCAAATACGTAGCAAAAAACCAAAAAAGATTGAAGATGTTGATAAAATCTTTTTTACAAAAGAAGATATTGAAGGAGGTTCGTCATTTTCAAGTAGAAGTAGAGTTGTAATTATGGGAAGTAGACCTAAGGCTATGAAAAGAAGTTTCTTCCCAGAGGAAATGGAACTTTTAGATTTAGAGGAGGATATAATGAAATTGTATATAGATAAGCAAAATGATGGTTCACCTGGTAAAATATATCCTGAACTTATTTTTGATCCACATACATTTAGATTATATCCAAAAGGTGATTGATTTGAATTTTAACATAAATATTATTTTTCCAGATTTTTTAAATTATTATTTAATTATCTTTTTAGTTATATATATTATATTGAATGTGTTGATGATTATACTTGGATCAAGGAGATAAGAATGACTAATCAATTTTCATTAAAATATAGACCACAAAAGTTTTCAGAAGTGTATGGACATAAAAAAACAATTGATGGGCTATTACAATATAGCAAAAATAATAACTTTCCAAAGGTTATATTGTTGTCTGGTATTACGGGTTCTGGAAAAACAACCATTGCTAATATTTTAATTAAAGCAATGTTGTGTGACAATAGAATAGAAGGTGAACCCTGTAATCAATGTTATTACTGTAAAGCTATAAATGAAAATAAACCTATTGAAAATTTATCAATATATAATGGTAGCAATCTTGGAATTGATGAAGCAAGATTGATTGAAGATAAAACAAATAAACATTTACTTGGTAAAAAAAATATTAAGATTTTTGTAATTGATGAGTTTCAAGAGGTTCCCAATCAACGTGCACAAAAGAATATTTTAAAGGTTTTAGAAAAAACAAATGATAATTGCTATTTTATTCTCGGTACTATGGAAAAATCTAAAATTGATTCTGCCATAGTTAATAGGTCAGTAAATTATAATCTTGTATTAGATTATAAAGAAATTAGAGATTACCTTATTTATATTGTTCAACAAGAAAAGATTGTAGTAGATGAAAATTCTAAATTACCAGAAATGGTTACAACTATAGTTGATAATTGTGATGGTAGTTTAAGAACTGCAATTTCAATGTTAGAAAGAGTTGTTAATTCCTCTATTGAAACAGAAGAGGATTTATTTAAGGAACTTGGTATTGTATCTGATACTGCTGTTAATGAAATGATAAAAGGAATATTGCAAGCAAATATTAAAAAAATAGATTTCAAAGTTAATGAAGATGTTTTAAATATTATAAATAAAAAATTACTTATAATGTATAAACATGTTTGTGGTTTAGACATTAATGCTTTTGAAAAAGGTCAAGTTAGAAATATTGGACGTATAGGAAAAGATGTTTTAGAAAATACTATAAAAGGTTTTGCAGAATTAAATAATTATAGCTATTTGAAATCTGATTTTATTCAGTTTCAGATGATAAATATTTTAATGCAAAATAAAATAATAATTAAAAAAAATTAAATTGGGGTTTTTATGTATAAAAGAATTTTTAATGAAAGTCAAAATTTATCTAATAAATTTTTTATTCATTGGACAAAAGAACAATTTGCAGAAGATATATTAAAAAATGGTTTTAAATTTTCTACTAATTTATTTGGTAAAGCTGTTTATTTGCAGTCTGAAAATACTAAAATGTCTTATGAAAATAAAAATATTCCCTTAAAAGTTATATTACAGAATTCAACAAATTATTATGATAATTTTAATAATGATAATGCATTTAAGTTATTTACGGATTTTTTACATCAAAATAATCTTAATAAAAATAATGTGCATAACTATTTTTTAAAATTAAGATTTGATGGTCTCAATTTGTTAAATTTTAAGTGGGAGCCCCAAATTGTTTTATATAATATAAAAAAAATTATAAAAATAGAATTATTTTAAATTAATATAAAAGTTTTTTATATTATATATATTGAGGTGTAGTGGCGAAATTGGTAAACGCATCCCGATGAAATCGTAAGACATGTGTTACATACTTATTGCATGAAATGGTTAATATGATAGCGTGCAAAAAGTAGGGGACATATTGACATTTCAGGTTTGAATCCTGACTATGCCAAATTTTTAAAAATTATTTAGTAGGAGTTTGTTATGAAAAGATATAAAAGCTTATTTGAAATGGCAAATATTTCTACTAAATATTCTGGTCTAAGTAGAGGTGTAATTCAAATAAGACCAGAAGAAAGACATAGTATATTTCCTCATGTTCATTTTGTTTATAATGTTAAAAAAGCAGAAAATGAATTTGTAAAATTGTTATTAGCAAAGAATGAACAAGATATTAAAATAATAAAAGCTAAAAATATTTCATTAAGTTCAAGTGAATTAAAGGATATTAAAAAATTTATTGTAAAAAATTATGAATTACTAAAATCATATTATTTACAAGCTGAATTTTTGGATACAGGTGATTTTTTTCTTAAATTACAAAATATTTAATAGGAGTAGAATATTTGAATATAAAAGATTTTAAAACTTTTCAAAAAGATTGTTGTAATAAGTTTTGTAATAGAAGGTCTATTTATAATTTAAAAACATGTATGATAGTTAATAAACAAATAGCATGTTATGAAAAATTTTTAATACAAACAGAAAAACAACAAACTAAATTCTATCAAAAAATTATAGATGATAATAATAAATTACAACAAGCTATTGAAAATGGGTTTGTTGATTCTATTGATGTTAAATGGGAAAAGATTAAAGAATTAGTGTGGAATAGAGATTGTGGTTTTAAATATGATGGTTGTTATAAAGTTAGAGATTGGAAAAGTATTTGTGTTATTTGGAATTTCATTTTAACTACTGAAGAGAAAACATATTTATTGAAAAATTTTCATGAGGATATGGTACTTGTTAAATATGTTGATAATTTACATATTGAATCAAGACAACAATTTCCAGATTTAATCTATGATACTAATAATATTATATTAGCATCAAGATTTTTTCATTATCGCTATGATAACTATTTTGATATTTTGACTAATGAACCTATGAATGAGGAGCAAAGAAATGTTTGGAAAAATAGATTTAAAAATTATGGGAATTATATACTTAATTACCTTGACATTTTATAAGACATATATTATATTGTCTATATAAAGTCAAGGAGACAACACCATGAAAAATACAGCGATAAGCACTTACGAGTTTATGAAAAGGTTTCCGAATGAAACTACTGCTCGTATCTATCTTGAAAAAAAATGCTGGAATGGGACAATAGTTTGTCCATTTTGTGGTAAAAAAGAACATATTCAAACAAGAAAATTAGAAGGCTGGTTTAGATGTTTATCCTGCAAAAAAGACTTTACCGTCCGTACGGGAACTCTATTTGAAAGATCACATGTCTCCCTTGATAAATGGTTGTTTGCAATGTATTTGATTGTTACTAATAGAAAAGGAATTTCTTCTTTAGGATTGTCTAAAGAAATTGGAATTACACAAAAATCAGCATGGTTTTTACTTCATAGAATTCGCGAAGCCTGTAAAAGTGATAATTTTTTGTTTTCTGGAATTATAGAAGCTGATGAAGCGTATTTTGGAGGAAAAGAAAAAAATAAACACTCTAATAAAAAAATAAAAGCCGGACGTGGAGCTGTTGGTAAAACAGCGGTATTAGGCATGAGAGAACGTAATGGAAAAGTGAAAGCGATAGTTATTTCTAACACCGAATCTAACACAATTCAAAATGAAATAAGAAAAACAGTTGCTAAAGGCTCAACATTATGTATAGATGAACACAAATCATATTTAGGACTGGAAAAAGAATATAATCATTTATCTGTAAATCATAGCGCAAAAGAATTTGTAAACGGTATGGCACATACTAATAGTATAGAAAGTGTTTGGGCTTTATTAAAGCGTGGTTATTATGGTACATTTCATCACTTCGATATGAAGCATACTCAAAGATACGTTAATGAATTTGCTTTTAGATTAAATGAAGGTAATTGTAAAATCGAATCTATGACCAGGATTGACGCTTTATTAAAAAATACTAATGGAAAACGTCTGACTTATAAAATGTTGAAGGGCATATAAAAAAATGAGTGAAGAATTAATTCAAAAGAATTATTTAAACCGAGGCGATGAATTTGGTCCTTATGAGTTTTACAATATTGGAAAGACAAATATTTCTAATTTGAAAAAGAATAAAATAATTCAAAGCAAGGATTATGGTATTTATGAAAAACAAGCTCCTGATGCATTAATTTGCGACAGGAGGAATAAAAAAAATATCAGAGTTATAGCTGTGATTGAACATAAAAAACCATCAAGTTTTGATAATGAAAAAAAACAATATGAAGCATTTGAACAATGCAATAATTATTGCCAGGCCATTGATGCATCTATTGGAATTATTACAGACGGTTTCTTATACTTTTGGATAAATCCCAAAAGTGTAAAAGAGGATTGGGATCATAAATATAAAGATAATAAAACGAATGAGGACAAAGGTTTCTCTTTTATTAAAAATGAAAATGGTACTTTATTAAAAAAACGTTTTGAACCAACTAGTACAGAATCTATTGATATTATAAATATTCTGTTGAAAACAATTAATCAAAATAACAGTGTTATAATTCCGAGAAATATAATTTCTCCTAGCAGCTTGGCAAGACAGGTATGGCAATCAGTTTGGTTAACTACAGGTGATGACCCCAAAAGATGCTTAATGACTTTTACCGAACTTTTTATCTTTAAGTTTCTAAGCGATCTCGATATATTAAAACTTGATGAAAACGGTAACATGATCAATTTTCAAAGTGTTATTGATAAAGGAAAATCTTTTTGTTTAAAATATTATTTAACAACTGTTAGACCCTATATTAAAAAATTATTTCCTGTTCAACAAGATGGCACTACTATTATTAATGGTCTTAGTCTCCGAAAAGATCAAAATCAAGACAACTTATTCTATGATATATTGTTGTCATTTAGTCAATATGGGAAATTGGAAAGTATTGACCCCAATTTCAAAAGTCGTTTATTCGAAGATTTTTTAAAGGGTACAACAGGGAAAAAACAATTAGCTCAGTTTTTTACTCCTAGAAATGTAATAAAAGCAATGGTAGAAATTGCTGACGTAAAAAATTTGAAAGATGGTAGTTCAATATTTGACCCTGCCTGTGGAGTAGGTGGTTTTATAATTGAACCTATATTAAACAGGAAGTCAAATGAAAAAAATGATTTTATAATTGATAATTCGAAAATTAATTCCAACGTACAATATGTTGGTTATGATTATGACGATTTAACTATAGTTTTAGCAAAAGCAAATTTACTGATTACATTAACTGAAGCTCTTTATGAAAACCCTACTCTAACTAATGAGTTTTCAAGTTTATTAGGAAATATCTTTCAATTAACTGATAAAAGCATTGTGGGTTCATTAGAAGAAGTATCATCAAGTAAATACGATTTAATAATGTCCAATCCTCCATATGTATCAAAAGGTATGAAACTTTATCGTGATTATATTAAAGATAACGCAGAGTTAACTAATTTTTACAAAACACCTTCAGTTGGTAAAGAAGGTTTATTTATTCAAAAAATCATCCAAGAATTAAAATGTAATGGTGAAGCTTTTATTATTTTGCCGGATGGTTTTTTTTATCGACCCGCAGATAATTTACTAAAAAAAATGATAATTGAAAATTGCTATATTAAATGTATCATCTCATTACCGGAAAAAACCTTTTATGCAACTACAAAAAAAACCTATATATTAGGTCTAAAGAAAAAAGAAGAGATTTCTCAAGTCCAAAATTATCCGGTTTTCTCTGCCATTGCGTTCGATATTGGTGAATCATTAGATGTAGACAGAATACCAATTGAAGCAAATGATCTTATTACCATTGCAAGAGAGTATAAATATTTTCATGTTGATCATAATTCATATTCTTCAAGTTTTAAAAATATAAAAATCGTCCCTTTTGAAAATTTTCTCGATGATTATAATTGGATTATAGAAAATTATTGGTCGTCTGATGAAAAAATTGAATTAGGTTTATTAACATCTTCAAAAAATGTATCAGATGAAGACCTATTTGACAATATTGATTATTTTAAAAAGAGTTTAGAGGATATAAAAGTTGCTCTGGAAAATGAGTTATTAAAATCTAATGATAATAAAAATGTTGAATACAAAGTAATTAATCTAAGTGATAAAAATTATTTTAAATTTTACACTTCAACATTAGGTTTAACTCGTAAAGAATATTCTAAATTTGATACTAAGAATGAAGAAGACATCCCTTTATACACCGCAGCAAGAAATCCTGTAGCATATGTAAAAAAAATTAAGACAAAACCTATTGAAGCTTCAAACGACAATTTACATATTTCATTTGCCACAGACGGGGATGGTACAGCTGGCACAAACATTTTTTTACATGACAGACCATACTACCTTAATACTTCTCGTTTTTCATTTGAAATATTAGACGATAAAATTTTACCAGAATATGTCTTTTACTATATACAAGATATTAAAAAAAGGTATGGTTTTGATTATAAACATAAAGCAAATCAAAATAATATTGAAGAAATTGAAATTCAAGTCCCAATTAATTCAGAAGGCGAGTTTGATACTGATAGCCAAAATAAATTTATCAGTCATTATTTGAAAATTAACAAACTTAAAGATGACATGTTCAAAAATTTATTTGAAAAAATAAACGATTTTGAAAGTGACATTAATAATCAATTAAGTTCAAAAATAAAAGAATACTTTTCAATAGATTAAAGTTGACAAACAGTGTCTTTTTGTCATTGAATTACAAAAAATAATATCTGAAAAATATCAAAAAATTGAGATAATAAAAAAAACATCGCTGAAGAACTAAATAATATTTCAAATATAGAAATTGAATTTGAATAAATTTAAAATAATGAGAAAGCAAAATTCTAAACCAAAGAAATCCAAACAAGGCAAGAACAAAGGCAAGAAATATGAGAAGCCTTTATCACTTTATGGTATGAATTTTGAACAAGTTGTTGAAATAGCTTTAAAATATAAAAATGAACAAAAAAAATAAATTATCGGGGTTAGGTAATTAAATATATAATTCCCAAAATTATATTATATTTATTAATAGGAATGGTGAAAAAGAATTATAAAAAAATTTTAATAATATTATTATGTTTTATTTGTTTTTTAATAGGTACTAAATCTTTTAGAAAAGATAAACCTATAAATGATATTAAGAAAATGAAAATAAACAGAATGATGATATTATCAATTCCAGATGATGCTGATAAATATCAATTAACACTACCGGCAAGTGATGGTAGTATATCTATAAATATGTTTGTAACAAAAGATGAATTATTAGATATTAAAAAAGCAATAGAACAAAAATTAAAATAGGAGAATATAAAGTGAAACAAAAAGAGCTTAAAAATTTAATAAAGGATATTATTTCTTTTTTAGAAGAAAAAAATTTTAAATATGTTAGGGGTGAAGATCAGGCTTTCTTTTATAAAACTGCTATTTTTAACACATCTCATTTGATGTTAAAAATATATTTTTTTAATGATGATAATGATTATGATGGTTTAATGTGTAAAATATCGACAGCATATTTAAATGATATTGATAATAAAATTGTTGATAGATATAATGGTTCTATTAATTCTTTATTAAACTTTAAAACAATATATTATTCAGTTTTTTATATAAAAGAAAAATAATTAAAGGAGAATTATTTATGACAGAAATGGATGCTAAAAGAAAAGAAATTCAAGATCGTATAGAAAAACTTAAAGATGGTGCTTTAAAAGAAATTACAAAAAAACATGGCACCGGTTCTATTATATTGGGTGAGGGTGAAATTAAACCTGTTGATATAGTATGTAGTACTGGTTCAATAGGACTTGATAATGCCATAGGAATTGGTGGTTATCCCAAAGGTAGAATTATAGAATTATCTGGGTGGGAATCCTCCGGTAAGAGTACCTTAACACTTATAAATATTGCTGAGATACAAAGAAATGGTGGGGTATGTGCTTATATTGATGCAGAGCAGGCATTTGATCCTATATATGCTGAAAAAATAGGTGTTGATGTTGATAATTTAATTATCAGTCAGCCAGAATGTATTGAAGAGGCAATAGATATTTTAAGGAGTTTAATAAAATCTGGTTTAGTAAGTTATATAGTTTATGATTCTACAAATTTTACTCTTTCAAGAAAATTAATAGAGGGTGAAGTTGGTGATGCAGATATGGGAAGAGGTGCTTTAATATTTTCTACAGAGTTACCTAAGATAGCAGTTGATTGTTCAAAAAGTGGTTGTACTGTTGTATTTATCTCGCAAATAAGATCCAAGATCGGAGTTAGTTTTGGGTCACCGGAAGTTGTAGGAAAGGGAAATGCTATGCGGTTTGCAGCTTCAATTAGAATGAAAGTTTCTAAATCCGATTCAGTTAAAACAGATGAAGAAGGTCAAGAATCAATAGATATAACAGTTTCTATTTTTAAGAATAAAGTTGCAACACCTTATAAGAAAGCTACATTTACTTTACTTACTGGTAAAGATGGTCAATATGGAGTTGATGTATTTAAAGAAATATTACAATTTGCTATTCAATATGAATTAATTTCTAAAGCTGGTGCATGGTATAAAATCATGTATAAAGGTAACGAAGAAAGATTTCAAGGTGAAGCTAATATAGTAGCTTGGTTAAAATCAAATCCAGAAGCTTATGAAGAAATTAAAAGTCAAGTTGTTGTTAAATTAAAAGAAAAGAATGATGGAATTAATAAACCAGTAGAAGGTTCTTTTGATGCTATTCAAGAACAAAAAGAAGAAAAGAAAAGAAGAAAAAGAGGGGAAGAACCCATCGCTGTTGAAGTTGCTGAATAGGAGAATAATATGGATATAAATGTAGTAGATGAAAAACTTTTAAATAAGAGATTTAAAAGATTTATTAAAGAATTTGATTTAAAAAATATATTATATGTAAATGAGGAGTCTGATGGAAGAATAAAAGTTACTTTCAAAGATAACGCTATTACATATATGCAAGGAGCATTAGTAGAAATGTGGGGTTGTAAAAATTATCATTCTATAGAAAAGAATAAATTATTTTAGGAGAATAAAATGTTTATAAATAAACTAAAGATAAAAAATTTTGGTTGCATTGATAATATTGATGCAACCTTTAAAAAGTTTAATTTAATAATGGGTAATAATGGTAGTGGCAAGAGTAAATTCTTGACCACTATTGTTTATTCATTATGTGACTATCTTGATGAAAAAATATCCGATTATATTAAAACTGGTAAAGATAAATTTGAGATAGAAACAGATTTTAATCATATTGGAAATAATTACAAATTACAAATTGAGGGGAGTAAAAAAGGTTCTGAAAAACTATTAACAGTTAATGGTAAAGATACTTTTAAAAATTCTGCTGCTATTGAATATATAGAAAAATATATTCATAACCCAAAATTAACATTAGCATCTTCTATTACTATGCAGGGAAAAGGTTCTGATATTTTATTTGAACCTAATCAGAAAAGAGTTGAGAGATTAAAACAGATATTCAATATTGATAAACTTAATGATGTTGGTTTATATATTAAAGATCAGATTGAAGATTTAAAAAATAAAATAAAAGAAATTGAAATTGAAAACAATACTCTTAATGCAACAACTTATTCTTATAAACAGGAAATTGCTAAGCCTGATGAAAAATTATTACTTGAATTAAAAGAAAAAAGATTACATTTAGAAAAACAAAAAATAGAGTATGAAAAAAATAAAGTGTTATATGAAGTATACTTAAAACAATTATCAAATTATAATAATTCTTTAAATATAATTAAAACTTCTACTGAAAAGATTGAAACTTATGAAAAACAGATAATAGAATTAAAATCAAAAGTATCTGTTATGGATAATGAAGTTTTAAATAATGAAAAACAAAAACAGACATTGATTAATAATGAAATTTTAGAATTAAAAAAACAAATTGTAACTATAGATAATATAAAATCTATTACAGATAAAGTTAATGTCTTAACTGAAAAACAAAATAATCTTATTGTTAAAAGACAAATAAGAAAACCTGAAAATTTAAATGATACCTGTCCTACTTGTGGTCAAAAGTTAATAAATTTAGAATATGAAAAAGCATTAAAGGAATATGAAGAAATTAAAAGGTTTAACGAAAACACTGAATTATCAAAATCATTAATACAAGAACAAATAGACGATTTAAATAAAGATTTAAATAAATTTTGTATTGAAGATATATTAAGTCTTTTAAATACTAAAGATGAAATAAATCAAAATATAACTAACAAACTTATATTATATGATTCATATACAAAAGAAATATTAGCATTAGAAAATATTGTACTTTTAAATAATAAACTTGTAAATGATTTAAAAGAAATACAATATAAAATTGATTTAGAAAAGAATACATTAAACAATCAAATAGTAGAAAAACCAAATGAAGTAAATAAACCTATTGAATTTGATAATAGTGAATATATACAAATTAGTAATAAGATTAATGAACAAGAAAATGCTATTAAAGATTATGATCAAATTATAGAATATAATAAATGGGTAAAAGAAACTGAAATAACTAATAATAAGAAAATCAACGAGAATCAAAAACAGTTAGATGAATTAAGAAATACTGTTAGTATAAAAGATAAAACAAAAAAGATTATTGAAAAAGATTTTAGCTCTTGGTTAATTGAAAAAGGTTCTGTATTTATTCAAGAAAAAATGAACCAATTCTTTTTAAAGTCTTATGGTAAATTTACTATAGATTTAAAACAAGATGCTAAATCAATAGATTTTTATTATTCAGAAAATGGTAGTGACTTTTTAAATGTAGCACTTGCATCAGGATATGAAATTTCGGCTTTGTCAACCGCTTTTAGGGTGGCTTTGTGTAGTTTGCAAAATATAAATATTTTTATATTAGACGAAGTTGATTCCTTTTCTAGTAATGATAATTCGTTAAAATTATATAACGCTATTTTACAGGAGAATTTTGAACAAATTATGGCAATAACACACTATGATGAAACAAGGGATTTGTTAATAAATAAAGGAGCAAATGTAATAGAATTATAAATTAGGAGATTATTGATGAAAAAAGAAATTATTAAAGATGAGAAGATGAAAAAGATAATAAAGATTCTTAAAAAATATTTTAAAGAGGAATTTGTATCTTTTTATGAAAAAGATAAAATTATTTTATTTCCTTTAGGTACTTTTATTAAGGAAAAAAGTAAGTGGACTTTTAGTGTAGAAATTTCTTCATACATGGATAGTTATGCAGGTAATAATATTAATTGTCTTTTATATATAATGAAGGATTTATCAAAAAATAAAATAAACATAGATTTTTATACAGGATATTATAATGTCTATGATGAAGAAACCCAGTTATGTTGTGGTAGTATTTTTGAAGATGAAATTTATTCTTATTTAGATAAAGAAGATTTAGAAGAAGATGAGTATTATGAGGCTTTGGGTGTTTTATCAAATAAATTAATTGAAAGTTGTAAAAAAGAAAATAATATAACAGATACTAAAATAAATTAGGAGAAAATCAATGAGATTTTTAAAAAGTGAATTAGAGTTTTTAAAGGTGTTCGGGGCTTGTGCAGATACAAGAACATTTGATGGAGATAAATTATTTATCATAACTAAACCAGAATTAAACAGAGCTTATTTTGGTTTATTTACAGATGATGTTAAGATGATACAACAAATAGATTGTTCAGTTGATGATACTTTCATTATGAATATTAATCTTGTTCAATTTAATTCTATGTTATCATTTTGTAAAGATGATGAACTTATTGAATTTAATAATGGTAAAATAAAATTTGGTGAAACTTCAGAATATGATTTTGAAACATTTGATTTTAATATCCAAAATTTTAATGATATATTAAATATGCCAGTAGAAGGAAATTTATTTGAATTAAAAGATATTTCAAAAATAGATCAGATTAGTTTTTCTATCGGAGCAGATAAGGAAATATCTTGTATAGCATATCAAGATAACCATTTTATTACGTATGATAGTAATATATTATCTTTTATAAAAACAGATAATAATATATCTGAAAATTTTTATTTACCAAAAATATTTTATAAGTTGTATCAGTTGTATAAATTTGATACTGTTAATATAAATAAAATATCAGAGCAATTCTTTTATATGAGTATTAATAATATGAAGATATTTATGGATATAGCAGAATATAGTATACCTTATATATTTTCTGATGATATTAAAAGTAAATTTGAACATCAGAATAAAATTGTACTTAATACAGATTTATTTAAAAATAAATTATCAAGATTAAAAGTATTAACACAAAAAACTATGTATAATCGTGTATTCATTTATCTTAATGAATCAGAAATAAAAGCTGAAATAAAAGATGATTACAAAGGTCATGAGTTTATTGTTACTGGTATAGATAAAGATTTGGTAGGTACATATTTCATTTGTAATACAACTTCTTTACATAGTGTGCTTAATAATTATAATCAAGAAAGTATTACTATTAAAGTAAGTAAAGATGAAATGTCAGTTATAAAAATAGAAGATGAAAAAAATAATATTAATTATGTACTGACATTATATAAAAAATATGAAGAGGATTAAATGTCAAACACTCAATTAACAGATATACAATTTTTAAAATCATTTGAATATGAAGATAATTATTATTTAGAAAACTTGTGTAGAACATTATGGGAATTTATAAAAAATGTTCCAGTACCAGTATTCACAAATCTATTTCATAATAAAAATAATGAACTCAGTATGAAATTAGCAATAGGTGAAAAATTTATTGTATATAAAATTGATAATACTATTTCTTATTTTGATTTTATATACAGATTTAAAAAATTTGCTATGCAGTTTTATCCTCAGTTTGAATATGAAGAGGAAATTGAGGTTGAACTTGAAACAGATGAAATGTTAAAAGTTGTTGCTGATAAAGGGTTATCTTTAAATGATGTTGTGTTTTTAACAAAGAAAAAAAGTATAATACAAAAAGGAATTATACTAAAAGTTTTTCTTGCTAAAGATGAATTTTTATTTGAATATAATAATGAAAAAACAATTAGGACTTCATCTTTTGCAGAAAAATTAGAGGATGTTTTACCTGTAAGAATATTTTTACAGAATGTTAGAAAAATGTATTATGATAAAACTAATGGAAAGTTAATCAAAGATTATATTTTTAATAATAGCAAAGTTGTTCAAAAATTACCATTAGATGAAAATGAAGTGACAATAGATTATCCATCACACCAAATGAAAAGTTTTTTTAAGATTCATTATGATGAGTTGCAAAGTATTCCATTTGAAAAAATAACATCTCTTGTTTATAAGTGGGGTAAATTTAAAATAGTTTTTGAAAATGAAACCAATGAGCATGATTGTATTTCGTATTTCAGAAAAAGAAAGAATGTGAAAAATGGTAACATCAAGGAGGATTAATTTTGGGTGCTAAAATTAAATGTAAAAAATGTGGTGATGTTATAGAATCTAAATATAGACATGATTTTAAAGAATGTAAATGTGGTTCTATTTTTATAGATGGTGGCCAAGATTATTGTAGAATTGGTGGTGAACATACAGATATAATATTTTTTGATAAATTTGGATTTGAGGTAGAGTGTCAATTACCCTCCCCTAAAGGAGAGGGCTTGAATCGTGAGGATCAAGAGTAATTGGTTGATTAGGGAGCTTTTAAAAAGAGGTTTTAAATGCAGAAGTTTAAAGAAAAGTTAAAGAACATACCTACAGATACTTCTCTAGTTTGTAGCTCTGTAAATTCTCAATTAAACAAAGAGGAAACTCTTAGTGTTGAGAATACAGTACTGTCTTTAAACATTCCCGAAGAGAATCAAGTTCAACAAACAGAACGACCATTAAAGTCAAAAGTGTTTGTACTTAACTATGAAGGAAAACCATTAATGCCTTGTAGTTACGCTAAATCTAAAAGAATGGTTAAAAAAGGAGCAGCAAAAGTATTAAAAAGATTTCCGTTTACTATTCAATTAAATTTTGAATGTGAAAACAAAATACAAGATTTAACTTTAGGAATTGATACAGGTTATAAATTTTTAGGAGCATCTGTTGTTTCAGAAAAAGAAGAATTGCTTTCTTGGAAGATTGAATTAAGAACAAATATACCAGATTTACTTCAAGAAAGAAAAATGTATCGTAGAAATAGAAGAAACAAATTATGGTACAGAGAACCAAGATGGAAAAATAGAGCAAATGCAAGAAAAGAAGGAAGATTGATGCCTTCAGTAATACACAAAATTAATACCCATATTAGTATTATTGAAAAAATTAAAAAATTACTTCCAATTACAGAAGTCATACTAGAAACAGGATTATTTGATATGGCTAAAATGGAAAATGATAAAATTAAAAATTACCAATATTTGAAAGGTGAAATGTTTGGTTTTGAAAATATAAAATCTTATGTTCTCTCAAGAGATAAACACAATTGTTTCTTTAACTGCAAAAATTCTCATAAACTTGAAGTACACCATATTAAATTTAGGAGTCAAGGAGGTACAGATAATCCAAATAATTTAATTACTTTGTGCGATAAATGCCATAAGAAAGTGCACGAAGGTAAACTGAAATTAAATATTAAAAAGCATAAAGAATTAAAATCTGCTACTATTATGAATATAATAAGAAAAAGATTATTGGATTCTTATACAGAAGCTATTGAAACTTTTGGATATATTACAAAAGCAAAAAGATATAAATTAAATTTAAAAAAAAGTCATGTTAATGATGCTTTTATAATTGCTGGTGGAACAATTCAAGAAAGATGTCAAGAATTTAATATAGCACAAAAAAGAAGAAATAATAGATGCTTACAACTAAATAGAAAGGGATTTAAGCCTTCTATTAAGAAAGAAAAATCAAAAGTTAATCCAGGGGATTTATTTTGGATTAAAGACAAAAAATATATCTGTAAAGGAATGTTTAATTATGGAAAATATATTTGTTATGGTTCTACAAAACTAAAAGAATATTTTAAATTTTCAGAAGTAGTAAAAATTTTTAAATTTGGAGGTTGGGTATGGAATTAAAAAATATTAGCGGAAAATTCATCCCCCAGCTAAAGCAAGGGGTCTTCTTTCCGCAACAGGATAAAGATTTTGTAAAAGTTCATTATGAAGAGTAAATTTTCTTATAGGAGAAAAGAATGTATTATATAGATTACGATTCATTTAATAAAAAATTTACAGTTTCATTTGAAAATATTGATTTTAATGAAGCTGTTCTTTTTTTAAGATCAATTGGAATTTATTATAGTGATAAAATTCGTAAAAACTATTTTGAAGAAAAGAAAGCATTAGATATTCTTGCACTTTTAAGATTTAATGAAATAGAACATGAGCTATCCTATAGAGCTAATGATAAATTTGTTGATATAGTAAAACAATATAAATCAGAACAAGAATACTTCAGAAGAAATGTTTTTGATGATACTATTTTAAATGAAAGTATAAAATTATTTGATTATCAAAAGAAAGGATTAGAATTTACATTAAGTAGGAAAAGAAGTTTTGTTGCTGATTCGCCTGGACTTGGTAAGACGATTAGTGCAATTTGTACATTTTCAAATGCTTATAAAAATAAATTAGTTGATAAAGTTTTTATTGTTGTTAGACCTGGATTATCATATAACTGGTTTACTGAAATATTAAATACAGTTAATCTTTTTAAAGAAGAAGATATTCTTATAATAAACAATAGTAATAAAAAATTAGCATTTGATAATATAGGCGATAAAAAAATAATTATAGTTTCTAATCATTTATTAAAAGCTGTGTTTTTATCATATAAAAAAGATGCTGATATAAATAAATCTGCTAAACATATTAAATGGAAAGAGTATGTTAATATCCATGATAAATTAAAAACTGATAAATTATTTTTAGTAATAGATGAAGCTCATGAATTAACAAATAGTAAAGCAATATCTACAAATGCCTTATTACACCACATTCATTTTTTCGATTATAGAATTTGTTTGTCTGCTACACCAACTGGAAATAGATTTGAAAAATATTTTAATGCTATGCAGTTAATTGATAAAGGCGCAATTGCTCTTACAGAAATTGCATTTAAATGTTATATATCTAAACAGATGGGTAATAAATTTGACCCCTATGCAATAATAAATTATAATGTAGATAATATAAAAAAGATTAAAGAATCTGTAATAGATTTATATTTTATAAAGAGACTGAAAGAAGATTTACCAGAAATGAAATATAAAGCTATAGTTAAACCTATTTATTTTGAAATGTCTGATAATTACAAAAAACTATATCAAGCATTTATTCAAAATGAAATAGATAAGATTGAGATAGAAAATAAAACTATTACATTAAAATTAATATTACAAAAATTTCCATATTTGAGTTTAATTATTGATAATCCTTTTTTATTAAAAGATAGGGTTACAAATGATGTAATAGATAAAATGATAAGTAAATGGAAGTTTGAATATGATGAAAGATTTAATTTATTAAAAAATTTATTAGATGATTATATTGGAGAACAACATAAAAAAATATTGGTATTTGATAACCACCCACTAACACTTTCTATGTTAGCAAAAGAGTTTGAAAAATACAATCCTTTATTATTACATGGTAAAATGGGTTACAATGAATCTGATAAAAAAAGAATACAAGATGAATTTAATGATACAAGTAATGATAAAATGTTATTATTAGCTAACCCACAAGTGGGTGGTGTTGGATTAAATTTTAATAAAGGAACTAATCGATGTATATTCTATACTATGCCTAATGATGCAGTTTTAATGGAACAAGCTAAAGATAGAATACATAGAATAAACAATACACAAGATGCTATAATAGAAATATTGCTATGTGATAAAAGTATTGATATATTGAGATATAATAGAAACATGTCAAGAATGGAATTAAATGAAAAGTTTTTAACAAGAAAATTAACAAGAGATGAACTTAAAAATTTATTACAAATGACTATATTAAAAAGGTATGAATGACAAAACATGATAATGTAAATAATCCATCGCATTATACTAGTTCTAAATATAAAACTATTAATGTGATAGAAGACTGGAAATTACCTTATCATTTAGGTAATGTTGTTAAATATATTTCAAGAGCTGGTAAAAAAGATAAGGATAAGGAGTTAGAAGATTTGCTGAAAGCACAGTGGTTTTTAAATAGATATATAAAATATTATAAAAAGGAGAATATAAAATGAATAAATTAAAATTAAAAGGTAAGTTATTAAAATACAGTGCTTTAACAAATGAACTTATAATTAAATTAGATATGATGGATCCTTCTTTACATGCTAATTTAGAATATATACTTTCTAATTTTGATAAATATCTTGAATTACAAGTAGCATATAATCATAAAGAAAGTATAATGGATTCATTAAGAAGAAAATGGTATGTATCACTTAGAAATATTCTTTTAAAAAACGATATATACCCTAATTCTGAAAATATGGAAAAAATTGACAATGAATTTAGAGAATCTTTATTTCCTGTTAAGGAGGTTGAACCTGGTATATTTGAACCTCGCAGAATGAAAGAAATGACAGACGAGGAGCTTAAAAAAAGTATAGAATTGTTATTACAAAGGCATCCAGAAGCAGAAGGTTAAATATTAAAATTTAACTTTCATTACTAATAAATAATATTAACACAAAAGGAGTTTTACTATGTCAATGATTGCAAGAAAACCAAATGAAAAAATTCAAAATAGATATAGGTTAAATGATAATTTTAAAGAAGGTGGAGATTCTATTTTTATAGAAGGAATGTGTTTTAAAAAGGGTATGTGGGAAGTTATAGATTCAACAAGTGCAAAAAAACTAAGAACTTTTATAAAATCATTTGAAAATCCTTCTGGTATATTAGATGAATATATCTATGATCCTTTAAAAGAATTTAAAATGAAAGAGAATGGTAATCCTATAAAATTTGTGCATAGAAAAAAACAGTATACTAGAGATATACTTGTTACATTGCAGAGAAGAGAGTTGGAAGAAATTGCAAAAGAGTATTTAATTGAAACTAAAGGAAAAGTTACAAATTTTCTTATTAATTGTATTATGGATGAACAGAAAAAATTTAAAACATCTTTATCTAAAGATGATGATTTTTTTAATGATAATAACAAAATAGAAAAAGAGGTTTAAATATCTATGTCAATAGAGAGCTACGAAACTGATGAAATGGATGATATTGTTGAAAGGTTTATTGATAGTGATATGTCTGTTGATGATTTCATAGAAAATATTGAATCTACAGATATAGCAGTAACTCCACAAAAATCACCTTACCCATCTGAAAAGAAAGAAGAAGATGATGATGATGAAGAGGATAGCCAATAATTTTAGATGATAGATGCTAATGAAATGTTTACAGGTATTATTTATAAAGCTGTTAATATACAAAATAAAAAAGTATATATAGGCCAAACTACTAAATCTTTAAATGAAAGAAAAAAAGAGCATATTCTTTATTCAGAGAAAAAAATTAGATATTTTTATAATGCTATAAAAAAATATGGTGTTGAGAATTTTAAATGGATAATTTTAGGAGAGATTTTTTCAGATAATATTAAAGATTTAAAAATTAAGTTAGATGAAGCAGAAATAGAATGTATATATTTTTACAGAAGTTTCGGGTCTGATGGAGAAAACTTTGATACTATTTATGGCTATAATATGACTAAAGGTGGTGGGGGTAATTTAGGTTTTAAATTTTCAGAAGAAAGTATAAAAAGATTAAGTGAATCTAAAACAGGTATAGAAAAATCGGAAGAAACAAAGAAAAAAATTAGTCAAACTTTAACAGGTTTTAAGCATACAGAAGAAACAATTCAAAAAATGAAAAACAAAAAATTAACACCAGAACATAAAGAAAAAATAGGAGAAAAATCTAAAAATCATAAACATACTTTAGAGTCTAAAGAAAAAATGAGTATTAAACAAAATAATAGAGAAAAAGTAGAGTGCCCTTTTTGTAAAAAAATTTGTAGCATTAATGTTATAAAAAGGTGGCATTTTGATAATTGTATTATGAACCCTATTAATGTAAATAGAGATTTATTAAACGAAAGAAAATGTTCTATGGAAACTAGAAAAAAAATGGGGGAAAATAAAAAAAAGAAACCAAAATTAATCTGTCCTTATTGTAATAAACAAGGTGGGAGTAGTAATATGCGTCGGTATCATTTTGAAAATTGTAAATATAAAAATAAGGGTAATATCATTTTATGATAGATGCTAATGAAAGATATTATAGTGATAGTGTAGTATATCCACAGTTAATTCTTAATATTGGTGAGAGGATGAGAACGTGGTTATGTGAAATGTTATATCCAGATGAAGATATTAGTACTGCTATAAATAGGGTTATTATCGCTGATATAGGTTCGTCAGAAGATGAGGCTATACGGAAAGCTTCTGAATATTTTGGAGCAAATCAAGGTTCGTACCCGTTTACCGCTTATAATTTTGGGGAATTTGAATTAAATGTAGATAGGAAAAATACCAACGCTGCAATGAAGATGACATATTCATCTGATATAGATGCTATGGTTTGTGCAATTCCTGTTAAGCAGGAATTTTTAGCTGTTACATTTTGTAATAATCCAGATGATTATGAGCGTGTAATAAAAATATTATTAGAGAATAGTGCTACATTAATTTTGATAGATGTCCCCATCACATATAATGGTGTTGCCTATGATTATCCTGTTAGATTAGAATTTGCACCATCTAAAGGACAGTATGCACATGGATTTGTAGAGTATTTAAGAACTAATGGAATATATGATATAGTTCATAATTTTAATATGTATTTTTTTGATATTATAATTGATACTGCTGGAACATTACCAATAGAAACAATGATTTCAACTTTAGAAGATTTAAGTCCTATAGATGTTAGTTTGGATTTACCCGTTGATACTCAAACTAAAACTATTTCAGATTTGCCAGAAATATCTTCTACTGATCCAACCGATGAAGAAACTGATGTTCCTGTTGCTAATAGTGTTATATTAACCTTTAATGTTACAATGACTGAAGCAAGTGTAGAATCTGCAATAACACTTGATCCATATTTTGAACACGATTTAATTTGGGACGATGATAGTAAAGTTTTAATTATTGATCCTAAAGAAAATCTATCTTCTGGAACATTGTATACTGTAACTGTTGCTGATAGTGCCTATGCTTTTTATATACATGATGTATTAGAAGCAGATTATGAATTTTCGTTTACAACTGAGGTGTAATGGCAGAATCAACATATAGTAAAATAGCAGCTAAGGTTGCACCAATAGCAAGAAGATTTCTTGATTTAGTTATTAGGAAAGCTGGTTCATTTGTTAATGTATTGAGAATACAAAGTACTGGTGTTAAAGATGCTTATGGCAGAGAAAAGGGTATAACAATATCAAGTGGTGAAATTACAAATGTCGTAATCGATTACCCATTAAATGAAGTTGAATTATTTGATTTTACTAAAGATAATCAGCTTAATGCAGGTTCAATAAGTTTAATGGATATATTGCCTATAAACTTATATACATCTTTTGCAACTACATCAAGTGGCGAATTAGTTGATTTAGAAAGGGGTGATTATCTTGTTCATGTATTAAGAGATCATAGAGCAAATAAGATTGCTATTAAACTACAAGTAGAAAGATTTATTGGTTCATTTTATGATAAAAATCTTACTACATTACAATATGAAGTTTCATTAGTTAGGGGAAAATTAACTTCTAGTATTGAAACTGTTATTACAAATTATGTTAATGGATTAGAATAAGAGGTAAGATATGACAACACATAAAATATATAAACGCAGATTTAAAGAGGGTTCTTTTTTGGATAATTTTAAAGACTTTTGGAAAAATTTACAAGCTGTTGGTCAAGTTATAAAAAAAGGAGCAAGTAAAGAACAAATAGATGAACTTAAAAATCACCAATCAGATATTAAATCTGAAATAGGTGAAGCTAAAGATAGAATAAAAACTTTACAATCTAAAAAAGATACATTACCAGGTTCAAAAGATATTAAAAAATTAGAAGCTGAAAAAGATAAATTGCCTACAATGAGAGATATAGACAATGATGACAAAATAGTAGGCGATGATAAACAAAAAAAGAAGGATAAAATAAAATCACAAAAAGAAGAAATTGATAATGAAATACAAAAAATAAAAGATACACATTCTGATGATTATGAAGTAATAGATGTAGCAATAGAAAAAGAAGAAAATAATATAAAAAAGTTACAAGAAGTATCTAAAAAAATTCAAGAAATGATTATAGCAGCTCAAGAAAAAATAACTAAGGATAAGAAATAATATATGCTTCACCCCAAATTAAAAAAAGGAGACATAACGATTCAAGAAGTTTTAACTTTGAGTAAAGCTGTGTATAAAGGTCAAGTTGATAATAAACTAATGCGAGAAAAAAAAGATGTTATTGGTGGTAAGATTATTGGTAGACGTGGTTTAATATATAATAAAAAAACTAAACAATGGGAACAGGAATCAAGAGAAGTCAGATTTGACTTTATAGTTAGATCAATCCCTATTAGTTATCAGAAAACAGATGATGTAAAAGTTCATAAATATCCAGTTACTTTTCTTTTAAAAGATTTTGATTTGGGTTTAAAATCACCGTTTAGGTGGAGAACTGGTGGATTGAAAAAATGGAAAAATACTAAACCTGCTAAAAGAAATATATCTGAAGGAAAAGATGAAAAAGAAAAGCAAAAGATAAGAGAAGAAAAAGCAGAAAATAGTAGAAAGAATAAAGAAATTACAAATAAAAATATTAGAAATGGTTTACAAGGAAATTTTATATTTTCGCTTATGTGGGTATTAAAACAATATGATTTATTATTTGGACCACTTACATGCAAGAATGTAAAACCAGTTGTTACTAATCCAAAATTAATCCCCTATTTTGATAAAACAGCTTTATATGTTGTATTAAGAATATTACCTAGATTATTGAAAAATCCAAAAGTAGGACAGGCGTTTAGTAGATGAGTGATGTATCACCTTATCAATTTAAATTAAAAACTTTACAACCAGGTATTGACTTTGAAGGGTATGGTCATAAAGTATTTTCAAGAGTTGTTATTAACGATGCTATTAATGATATGTATCCTTATATGGAAGTGCATGTTAATGATGTTGGCGGTATTATAGTTGATGGTATTGTTTCAATTGAGGGTGTAGAGTTTACAAGTACAATTGGTTCAGATGATCCTGATTATGATGGTTGGATTGTAAATGAATGGTATGGCAGAAATAATGATACTAATGATATACTATTAGGTGGTAATTTAGGTGGTATGATTGGAATGGCTTTTAGGCATAAATATAAAGCTATTGATGTACCTAAAACAAGGGCTTGGAATGATACAATATCAAATATAGTTAAAGATATAGTTTCAAAAGATTTTGGAGTTACTGAGTCTGATAGATTATTTATAACTGATACTGTTGGAAAAAAGATTCGATATCAAGCTGGTATTAATGATGAAAATTTTATAAACACATTAACACATAGAGCATATTCTAGTACTTATGAATACTCACCTTTTATTTCTTTTTTTAATGTGTATGAAGAATTTTATTTCTGCTCTATACACGATATATTTAATATTGCAAAAAGAGTTGATGATGTTCCTTATACAATTGAAGGAACTATAGATGCTTCAACTGATGTTTATAAACTTAAAAAAGTAGAACAGATAAATGTTATGGGTTTATCTGAAAATAAAAATCTATATAAAGTTAAAGTAACAAAATTTACAAATGGTGCACCAGAAGAAGAATTTACTGATATTAAAAATCATGCACTAAATAATGACAGTCAGTTAAAGTTACTAATCAATAAAGATTTTAAAAGTCAATATACTTATTTTTCAAAAAATAGATATGGGTTATATAATAAAGCTAAAGATTTAGAGGACTATAAAGGTTTTAGAAATTCATTATATCTTGAAAATTTATTTAATTTTAAAATAACATGTATAGTAAATTTTCATCCAAATATAGCAGTTGGTAGATTATTAGCATTAGATGTAGGTAGTACACTAGAATTTAAAGGTGAAAAATCAAAAGAATATTCAGGCGATTGGTTGATTATAAATAATAAAATATTTTTTGACTTTGATGGTGTACCTTATAATGTAGTTGTATTAGGCAGACCTGGATTATTACCAGATTCAAATCACCCATTTAAAGATTCAATAGAATAGAGGATAATATGGCTAGAGATGCATTAAATAATAAAGTTTTGGGTTTTTTACAAAGACTCTTTAAAATAAAAGTAAATCCAAAAGCAACTTCTAAAACACAAGTTGTAGTACCTAGAGATAATGTTATAAAGGGTGATGATGCTAAACTTATAAGTAAAGATTCATTTACACCACAAGTTCAAAGACTTTATGAATTTTGGATAACAACATATTTTAATAGGGAAAAATTTACTGAAAGACAAAACCTTTGGACTGAGATGGAAAATTTATATTTCAATGATGCTATTTGTGCAAGGAATACAAATATAAGATCTGATGAAGTTGTTCAAGCTGATTCTAATATGCAATGTATTTATGTAGAAGGAAATCAAAAGCAAGTTGACTTTATTTTAAAATTTTTTGATGATATTCAGATATATACTAAAATAAGAAATATAGCATTTGATTTATTTCTATTTGGTAATCATGCTTGGGTATTAGGTATAAATGGTAATAGGGGTATTGATGAGGTTATCCCTGTTGATATTTTTTCTTTAACAGAAAGATTAGAATTTTACCCTGCTGAATTAGAGCAAGAATTTTTAAAGATGTCTACATACCACTCGTTCTTTTCACAGGATAGGGTATCACAACTTATAGATGCAATAACAAATAAAGATAATATTACAAGTGTACATAAAAAATATTTATTAGGATTTTTAATAAATAATTATGTATTACCACCGTGGCGTGTATTGCATTTTAGAAATGAAACAACTAGATCGCCTTTTAGTCCATTTGGTGTGCCTGGATTAATACATTCTTTAGCACCCCACAAACAATGGGATGCTGCTATGACTTTTCAAGTACTAGCTAGAGCTGCTAATTTTCCAATTGATAAGTATTCTATAAATCTTCCTAATGTTATTGATGATGCTGAAAAGTTTAATGTATTATTAGGGTTTATAGAAAAGATTGATAACATAGGTATAAGGCAAGCAAAGAAAGATGATAAAAATCTTGGTGATAGAATATTTACTATTAGGGATTTATTTGATTTTGAACAAATTAATTCAGACATTGATATTGGTAAAATAGCAGATATTGATATGCTTAAAGATGAAAGGATAATTGCTTCTGGTTTACCTAGAAATATTATTGATCCTAATGATTCTGGTTTTGGTGATTCAGGTATAGCTCTTATTCAGAAATGGAAAGAACTTGCAAGATCAGTTTTTCATCAGCAACATATTATTCTTGACAACTTGACACAATTAGTTAAGTTACAAATGATAATGACTAATTTTTGTTCAATAGATGAATTTGATTTTGTATTATCAATGCCATTTCCAGAAAGCCAAACATCTAGTGAATTGATAACAAACCAAAAAGATACTATGGATTTGTTTACCGCATTAGTTGATGGTTTAAGTGATAAATTTATGGGTGGTGAAACTTTACCTACTGATTTAATGAAAGATATATTAAGTCAAGTTATGCCATACGACCAAAAAAGAATCGATGGTTGGATAGATCAAATAGAAAAAGCACAGAAAGAAAAAGAAAAAGATGATATGGCTGCTTCTGGTCAAGATGAATTTGGAGACGATAGTGGTTATGACAGCGAATTAAAACCTATAAATAAAGATGATAGTGAATCTGATAGCGATGAAGATATAGATACATCAACTCCAGATATTTCTGATTTTGATGTTGATTCTATTGATATTGGTGCTGGTGAAGAAAAAGAAGAAAGTAAAAACAAAACAGTAAGATTTAAAGAAAATATAAAGAAGAGTAAACTTAAATTTAGTGAAGCTATTCAAAATGAATTTTTAAAAGTTAGACAAAAGAAATTAAGAGAAGGTGTTTTAAATCAAAAACATTTTTATTCTTCTAAAAATGATTATGCAGATTTTCAAGTAAAAACATTAAGAGAAATTGATAAAAATATTTTAAATAAAATGTCTGAAAGTTATGAAATTAAAGATGATATTTTTAATTTAAAAGAATTAAAAAAGGAGAAAAAATAATGGATACTAATAATATTATATATGTTAATGATAAACAAGTTACTGAAGAAGAACTTAAAGCATTAAAAGAAAGTGTTACAAAAAATAAAGATGTACAGTTAGTTGAAATAGCACCTAACAAATATAAAACCAGATTATTTGGTTAAGGAGTTTCACATATGAAAATGACTTCTGCTGAAAAGGTATTTTTAGATAAAATAATTGCAGACTCAGGTGAAGAAATTTCAGTTGTAAGAAATGTTTTAAGAGCAGTTTTGATAAGTATACTAAAAGAAGTTTATGCTTGTTATGGTAATAGTGACGATAAGGATAAAACATCTACTGAGTTTTATTTACCATATATTGCTAAACTTGTTTTTAATTGTAAAAATGTTTTAACAAAGGATGAAGGAGAAAAAACACAGATAGATATTCAATGTACTCCAGCAATAACTCTTGAAAAGGAAATAAATAGAATTTTTTCAAATGAAAGTCTTGAAATGGAAGAATTTTTTAAACAGGAAATTTGTTTAAACCTTTTAAAGATACTTGATTTCGATAAGGATAGTATTATTGAAGAATAGTGAAAATTGGCTTGTTTGTTGTCAAACAACTTATGATTGTGTAAAATATCATACAATTAATGGTGATACAAAATATCCACAATATTATGATTTTTTAAATTTAATGATGTTTTATAATATTAAAGATCCATTTAAATTTAAAAAAACATTAGACACATTTAAAATTATATATATTGACCTTATGACTGGAGAATGGTCGATATTAAATCAAGAAAAAGCAAAAGTTAATGATTTTGAAAAACTTGTTGAGTTGAATCAAAATGAAGAAGAAGAAAGATTAAAAAAAGATAAAATGCTTAGTATGGTAACTAAAGGTAAAAATTTTTTAAAAAAACCAATTGTATCTATAATAGATAAGGTTAAGAAAAATGGACGAAATAAAAATAATATCTGATTTTGAAGAGAAAGATTATAACTTAGAAAGTGTTGGTGTAATAGGATTACATCTATCTTTTGAACAAGGATTGATTTATTTTTATAGCGATGTAAATGATTTTTATTATGAAGTAGATTTTAATGAAATGCAAAAATTACTAAATATTGATATTATAGTTATAAAAGATGAAGAAGGCTGTTATAGTTTTACAGTTGAACAGTCTCAAATAATAAAGGAAATATTTGAAAATGAATATAGAGGGCAACCTGCTTGAATTTTTTAAAGATAAAAAGATATTACAAGTTACTCACACAGATCTTGACGGTATAGCGTCTTTAATAGTTGGTTTATATTTTATAAAGCCATTAGCATCTAATTATATATACATGGTTAGTGATAATGATATTTCATTACCAGATAATATTTTTGAAGAAGCCGACTATATTTTATATACAGACATATCACCTACAAAAGAACTTCACAATAAATATTCAAATAAAACTTTTATATTTGATCACCATATATCATCTAAATATACTTTAGGTGAATTAGATAACTATTATTTTGAATTAGATAAATGTGGTGCTGAAATATTTTTTTATGAGATAACAAAATATATAAAAGTTAAACCAATAGTAAATCAATTTATAGAATTAGTTAGTGTATTAGATTTATGGCAAGAGAATAGTCCATTATGGAAAGATGCTAGAAATTTACACAATGTTTTATTTGGTACTGTTAATTGGTTTGATAAAAAATTAGATGATAATACAAGGTATATACCTTTTATGAATAAGATACTTGATAAATTCATATATGCTGATAATTGGTTTTTAACTGCTACAGAAAAATCAATAGCATCTGATGGTGAAACCAAAGAACAAAATGCTTTAAGCGAAGGTAAAAAATCTTTACAAGTAAGAAAAGATAATGAAGGAAATTTATATATTTATTTTGAATGTGTGAGTAAAATATCTTTTGTAGCCAATATGTTATTAAAAGAATATGGTGATAGAATTAAATATTGTGTTGGATATTTAACATTTGATAAAAGTAAAAAGAGTGTATCTTTAAGATCAGTTGGTAATTTTGATTGTTCACACATTGCTAAACTGTATGGTGGTGGTGGTCATAAAAATGCATCTGGTATAGATTTTACTAAAAACAATGAAGAACTTTTTAATAAATTTAGAAATGGAGAAGTACACCTAATATAAAGAAATGAACTCAAAATTAATTAAACAACGTATAGAAGAATTTACAAAAGAGGATCAACGTGTTAATGAGGAGATATTAAATTCAATTAGTTTTTATATTTATGCCTCCGAATTTCCAGATAGTGATATTTATTTTTTAGCAAAGAAATTTAATATAGATATAATATTTGATTTAATATCTTATGCTGATGGTGAACCCATTAGATTACCAAATAAAGATGAATTTAGAAATAATTATTTAGTTGCTATTTGCTTTTATATGAAAGAAATTTTAAATATGAATTGGGAAGAAATAAAAGATGTTTTAAATTTACCAGAAAAGGATAGAAATTTAATATCAAGTATTTCAGTTGGTAAAAAAATAAATAGGCTTAAAGAAAAATTCTCTTATGATATTGAAAGTTTATTAAAACAAATAAAGATTACGGATATAAGGGAATTAGTTAAAGAGAGGGACAAAATAGATGAACGAATTAGAGAAAAAAAATAGTTTAATATTAGATAGATTACAATTAAAAGATAATATAGAACTGGATCTTTTAAATTTTATAAAACTTCAAATTGCTAAAGTTAATAATGAAAATTCTTTAAAAGCAAGTGTTCTTCAGAAATTAGCTGATCGTCTTGGTGATAACGAAGAACCCATGAACGATATTGTATTGTTAAAACTTTTGGAAATTCTTGCTAAACAAGATAATGAAATTGCATTAGGCATTATGGATTTAATGAAGAATAATAAGAAAGAGGAGAGTAGTGACATTCCCCCTGAGTCTGATAAACAAACTGAAAGTTCTTTTACTAAAGAAGATGTTGCTGAAGTTAAAGATTTATTAAAAACATTAGAAAAAGTAAAAAAATCAGAATTTTAATATAATTTTTTATATTATATATATTAAGAGGAATAGTTCAATTGAAAAAATATAAAAGAATGACAATAGATGAGCCACAATGTGATTATATGTCTTTGTTATTAGAGAAAACCTTCAACATACAAAAGGATGTTGATATTATATATAATAAGTTTTTTAAAAAATTTATAGATGCTATTAAAATAGAGCATATATTGTCTGATTATAAACAATATATAGAAAGTAGTAAGGATGTTACATTTGGTTTAATTGATTCTAATAATCTTATTAGCAAAGATTGTAAAAAAGCCTCTATTTTATCCCCTGTTAAAATACAATGTGGTCTCTATGATAAAGGTTCTTTTTATTATTTAGGATCAGAAAATTTTATTCAAATATCTTTAAGTTATTCTGCTGTAAAATATTTATTTCAAAATAATTTTATAATAACTTTATTATCTAAAAGTGAACAAAAAGCCATAGTAAATGAATTAACAGAAGAAAGAGTGAAATCAACAATTTCACATGAATTATCTCACTGGTTGTCTGACACATTACATAATAAACACATGACAAATTTATTTATTTTAGCAAAGGAATTAAAGCAACCTGAATTGGTTTTATTAAAACAAAAAAATGTAAATATGACTTATTTTGAAATAGATGCACAAATACATGCAATTAAGAATTTAAAAAAATTAAATTTAAAAAATTGGAATAATATGACTTTAACAGATATAGCATTTAAATATACATCTCTTAAAAGTATTGTAAGGGATTTATATATACATTATGGAAAAGAAATATTAGATATATGGCAAAAAAATTTAATTAAAAGAATGGCAAGAGAAAAACTTTTAGGTAAGAATATGAAACAGTTTTTTAATATTGGAGAGTTACTAGAAAATTACTATAATAAAATATAGTTTTTTATATTATATAAATTGAGGAGGTAGGTGTCTTGAAATTAGAAGCTATGCTTCAAACAAAATTAAAGCCTATTATAGGCAAACACTAAGAGGTAAACATTATGACAGAAGAAAACAAAACATTTGATCCTTGGGATAAAGCGTTTAGCAAACAAGATCAACAAAAAAAAGAAAGAGAGGAGTCAAAAAATTTTACAAGTTTTGATTATGAAGAAATAGTATATGAAGGTTTGGCTGTTGGAAAACCAATTGCATTTCGTATAGTAGGCAATCCTGCTGAATATAGAATGTGCCCAACTGATGCTAAAATTGTTTTACAATCAAAGATGGTAAAAGATGGTGAAAAAGGTAAAACAAAAATCAATTGGAGATTTACTGAAAAAAAAGGTAAATATGTAATTGATCCTGATTGGATACTTTCTAAACTTTATAATAAAGTTATGGAAAAAAAGTTTGTAAAGTATACTGAAAAAGATATTAGTGTTGAAAAACAAATTACAAAATCAGAAGATGGTAGTATAAAAAATTCAAGAGGTTATGAAGGTGAATACAAAGATCTTCATACAAATACTGAATGTTATAGCAGACTAAAATTTAATAAACTTCCATCTGAAGAAAAAACATTTGGAGATGCATATCCGGCAACTCGAATTGTTTTTAACATTATTTCAAGAATGGATGATTGGTGTGTAAAAAACAAACATACCAAACTACTTTCTACTAAAGTAGGAACAAAAGAAGTTATATCTGATACTGGTGAAAAAACAACATTATATTTTCCAGAAACAGGAATATCAAAATCGATGTATGATGAATTGTTGGGCTATATAAGACAAATAGCAATTAATCCAACAACAACAGATTTTGTTATTACTAGAACATATAATAATGATAAATATTCACAAACAATATTTGATGGTAATGGTTTGTTGAAACTTGGTAGAGGTGATAAAAAAATTCTTGAATCAGTAAAAGAGGGTTCTATAACTGATGAAGAAAAAAGTTATGAACTCTATGATTTAGATGTTCTTTTTAAAGAAGCATCATATAACAAAATAAAAAAGAATTTAACAGCTTTATTTAAATTATATGATACTGAATTTAATGATAATCTTTATGATGAATTGTGTGCATTAGCTGAAGAA